GTGACGTTCTATCTGGACACAGGCACAGTATATGTGTGGAGACAAAAATCAGGATGGAATTTCACTAATCCTGATACTGAAACAGTTGCCTAAAACAGGAGTGGCTTATGTGGGAAAAAGGAAAGTCTGGAAACCCAGCAGGAAGACCTATAGGAGGCAATACAGAGCTTGACCAACTCTTAAAGGCAATTAAGCGGGTTGAATCAACCAAAAATAAAAAATTCTTAGACCATTTTGTAGAAAGAGCATATGAGAGTGATATCATTGCCATCGCTGTTGCAAAAAAGTTAATTCCAGACAGAAAAGAACTTGGTGTTGGAGGAATAAAAGACGCTCCGGCAATTAAATTAATGGATATTAAGGCGTTGAAAAATGCAATATCAACAAGTATCTAAGTCTAATATGGCTTATGCAAAACAGGCCGATAGCTATTTAAAAACAGCTACTTATGCCCAAGCCTGTAAGGTATATGCTACTATTTTAGATGATCCATGTTTGTCGGATGATGTATTAGCTGAACTTGGGAAAACCGATCGTTTCTTTCTTCTTGCACAGATATTACGCAGACCGGATATGTATCACCCGTGGCTATATGAGAGATGTAGAGAGGTAGAAAAACAACCTGACGGTTGCCTTGATCTTTGGGCCAGAGGACACTATAAAAGCACTATTATAACTTTTGGGGGTACATTTCAGGAGATAATAAACAATCCTGATATCACGATTTGTATATTGTCATATACAAGACCGATAGCTAAATCATTTCTTGGACAAATTAAAATTGAGATGGAATCCAATCTCCTGCTTAAAAAGTTATATCCCTGGATATTCTGGAGCAATCCAAAGTCGGAAGCCCCTAAATGGTCTCTCGATGATGGCATTACCGTTAGACGAGATATGAACCCGAAAGAAAGTTCGGTTGAAGCATGGGGACTGGTGGACTCGCAACCGACAGCAAAACATTATGATATTATTATATACAACGATGTCGTAGTTGAGATAAGCATAACACCTGATATGATAATAAAGACAACCAAGGCATGGGAGTTGTCAAGAAACTTGCTGTCAACTGAATTTGAAGGAGCAAAGAGTAAGCCGAGATCATGGCACGAAGGTACAAGATATAGCTACAGCGACACTTATGGAACGATATTACAACGAAAGGCGCTTACTCCACGATTACATCCGGCAACAGATAACGGATTGCCTGGCGGCAAGCCGGTTTTTCTCACAAATGAGGCATGGGAAAGGAAAAAGAAAGAAGAAAGTCCACGAGTAATCGCTTGTCAGCAACTACAAAACCCGATAGCCGGAGAAGAGCAGGAATTTAAGATTGAATGGATAAGAAACTATGAGATAAGACCTAAAGTATTAAATGTGGCTATCCTTGTAGATCCCGCCAATTCAAAGAAAAAAAGTTCATGCAATACGGCAATGGCGGTAATCGGAGTAGACCAGCAGCACAATAAATATTTGCTGGATGGTGCTTGTCATAAAATGGGCCTTAAAGACAGATGGAAAATGCTAAAGTATTTACGTTTTAAGTGGATAAGGCAACCAGGCATTCAGGTTGTAATGGTTGGTTATGAAAAATATGGAATGCAGGCAGACATAGAACATTTTACTGAAATGATGGAAATTGAAAAAAGTCCATTTCCTATAGAGGAGGTTTCATGGACGAGGGATTTGGAACAAGCAAAAGACGATAGGATCAGAAGACTTATCCCGGATCATCAAAACTGGCGTTTTTTTTACCCATATCAGGGCGACGAGACAAGCCTGCAATCAAAAACAATTGCTCAAAAGCTAAGTTACTTACTGGCTAAACCAATTAAACGAAAGGATCACGAGGGAAAGTATTATAACCTGACTGAGTGGTTTTTTGCGAATGAATATTTATTTTTTCCGGCAACAACAAATAAAGACTTCCTGGATGCGATGTCAAGGATTTATGATATTAATATTAACCCACCTCAAATAATCAATGATGAGGATATCCTACCTGAGTGGGAAGGAGATTGGTAATGGGCGATGTTACAACAAGAATAGCAACATGGCTGGATTTGGTTTTGGATGTAGATCCCGAACATGATAAGCCACCTATAGTATACGAATTTAGCAACGATGAGACATTTGAAAGTACCGACCATACTTCAAGCGGGGTTTATGATGGATCGTAAAAACTATGTTAATCACCCCGAATATGATTTTTTGCCTGAGTCAATTAAGGTGATATATTCTCAAAAAGAGTTTGCATGGTTGGGTGAAAATGGGAGAGAAAGAATATTAGATGATATTTGCTATCCTGATTCCGAAGGTGATGACTATTGAAGATCGAGACAGTTATTGAAGGAGTCCCATTACACCAAATGGGAGACATATCACTTGCGAAAAGATGTGCAGACACGCTTAACAAACACTATCCAGGGCATTTGTGGGCCGTTCACATTAATGATGATAAACTTGGTGGGACATTAGTGATCCGCAATCTGTCACTCTCTTTTGAATATGGATATGTTTTGCACCTCAAAAGAATATATCAAGACCCAAACCTGAAATGTGTTATGCTTGCAGCAGGCGAAATATTAGAAAGGGCTGGAATTAAAAGGGGTAAAAACACAGATGAAAGAATCTGATTCTGGAAACAAATGGTTGATGATTTCAAAGCAGGCACATGAAAAGTCAACCACTTTCGTTGACACTAATTACCGCAAAAAATGGGAAGACTCATTGCTCCATTTTCAAAATAAACATGCTTCAGGGTCCAAGTATTTAAGGCCTGCATATAAATACCGTTCTAAAATATTTAGACCGAAAACAAGAGCAACAATCCGAAATAATGAAGCAGCAGCAGCAGCAGCCTTTTTTACCAACACTGACGTAGTAGTGATTGAGCCTCAAAACGAGAGCAATAATCAACAAAAAGCATCGGCTGAAATAAACACTGAAATACTGAACTATCGGCTACAAAATACTATCCCATGGTTTTTAATATGTATCGGAGCATTCCAGGATGCCCAGGTTGTCGGCGTTGTTTGTTCTTATCAGTCATGGAAGTATCAAGAGAAAGTAGAAACATATGTCGAAGATGTTTTTAATCCGGAAACTGGAGAAGATGAGCAGGTAAAGACACGGGAAAAAACAACAGTTAAAGACTGCCCAAGTATTGAATTGATTCCTGTTGAAAATATCAGAATATCTCCTTCTGCGTTATGGACTGATCCGATAGGAACCTCTCCTTATATAATCTGGACTATCCCGATGTATGTTAAAGATATTAAGCGCAGGATGAATGAGATTGACACCAAAAGTAACCAGCCTAAATGGACAAAGCTGACGGATGATCAACTAAGATCGTCGTCGCAACATCCATATGATTCAACAAGGATGACAAGAGAAAAAGGGCGTGAAGACAAAACAATAACTGAGCACACTAAGGAGATGGGAGACTATGATATAGTATGGGTTCATATGAATATAATCAACCACAATGGAGAAGATATTGTTTATTATACGGCCGGTACGGAGTATATGCTTTCTGATCCTGTTTCTTTAGAAACAATGTATTTTCATGGAGAGCGTCCGTTTGTCATGGGCTATTCATTGATCGAGACCCATAAAGCATACCCATCCGGCTTGGCTGAACTTGGGAAAAATATACAGCAGGAAATCAACGAAGTAGCAAACCAAAGACTGGATAATGTAAAGCTGGTGCTCAACAAAAGATGGTCTGTTAAAAGAGGGTCACAGGTAGATGTAAAATCTATTACCCGCAATGTGCCGGGGTCAGTAACCTTTGCAAATGATCCTTTAAAAGATATCGTGGCGCATGAGTTTAGCGATGTAACGGGGAGTAGCTATTTAGAGCAGGATAGGTTAAACGTAGATTATGACGAACTTGTTGGTAACTTTTCAACCTCAAGTGTTCAGACAAACAGGCAGCTCAACGAAACAGCGACTGGCATGAAAATGATGAAAGGAGCCAGCAACGCCCTTATTGAATACACGATAAAAACATTTGCCGAGACGTGGGTTGAGCCTGTTATAAAACAACTCTTAAAACTTGAGCAGGCTTATGAAACAGATGAAGTGGTTTTAAGTATTGCCGCAGAAAAAGCACAACTATATCAAAAATATGGAATTAACGAAATTACGGACGAATTGCTAAATCAATCTTTAACAACAACGATACACCTTGGGAGCATGGCTACCGATCCTGGATTGAAGTTGAACCAGTTTTTGGGGAAAATCACATCATTTGTAGATATTATGAAAAACATGCCTATGGGATTGAATGTTGAAGAAATTGCCAAAGAAATATTTGGGAAAAAGGCAAAACGCTTTATTATGGGTGAAGATGGTAAAAATGCTCAAATGCAGGGAATGATAGAACAAATGCAAAAAACAATTGCTCAACTTGAAATGCAGCTCAAAGAAAAAATGACTCAAGAAAAAACAAAAGTACAGGTAAGCAAAATGAAAGAAGCTGGACAAGACAGGAGAACTTTCGCAGAGCTGGAGAATAATATTTTATTAAAACGAATGGATATAGCAGGTGGAAACCGCAATGTATGATGATATTGACAGGGAACTATCTGCACAAGTATATTTAGGAGAGAAGGCTGACACCTTCTGGCGGGATGATCTTGGAAAATATATTATAGCCAGGATATTAGAGGACATAGAGAGTGCTGTAGAAAAGCTCAAAACAGTTTCCCCGGTGAACTCAAAAAAAATAATAATGCACCAAAATAGAATAGCGATTGCAGAGGCTGTTCCAAGGTATTTTAATGAGTTAATTATAGAGGGGAAACAAGCATTGGGAATAATATCAGAAGGAGAAACAGATGGAGAATGAAGAGAAACAGATAGAGAATGAGGAAAAAAAGGAGTTGCCTACGCTTGCTGAAGACCGAATGATGGAAATTGAAAAAATTGCAGAAAGGCTTGAAGCTGAAGAAGGTATAGAGACTGAAGAAGAGACAGAGACAGAAGAGGAGACGGAGGCTGAAGAAAAGATAGAGGAAGAGGAAGGAGAGACAGAAGAAGAGACGGAGACTGAAGAGAAGACTGAAGAAGGAGAGGAAACGAAAACTTTAGTTATTGACGGCAAAGAGGAAGAAGTTGTCATGTCTAAAGTAATTGATGCAGGCGTAAGGTCTCTCCAAAAAGAAAGAGCAGCAGATAAGCGGTTGGAAGAAGCAACGGAATTGCTCAACAAAACAAGAGAAGAGTTATCACGGCTACCCGAAAAGGATGCCGAGAGCATAGAAACTCCTCGCACGTTGGACGCAAAGGAATTGATAGAGGCTATCCAGTATGGAGGAGAAAACGAGGAGGCGGCAAAGGTGCAACTTCAATCTTTACTTGACATGGGACGCAACGCTATCCCTGATCAAGAAGAGATAATTGCAAATGCAGTCAACAAGATTAACCAAAAGGCTATACTGGACAGGTTTGATCTCCCACCCGAAAAGGGCGGATTTAGCGACATAAACGAAGATAAATTATTATACCGTATAGCTACGGAAAGAGTTCAAGAAAGGCTCCTTAATAAAGAGCCCAATACCTGGGAACTTTATGAGTCGGTTGGAAAAGAGGTTAGGGAGTTTGGCGAATTTAGAACCGGCAAACTAAAGAATACAACCTCTCTTGCAGAAAAAAGAGAAAGAAAGAAAAAAATCGACAACATTGAAACTACTGGAGCAAAAAAACTCGATAAGGAAACAGCAGATGATGATACCCCTGAAAATCCGACTGATGTTGTAAAAGAAATGGCACGGAGCAGGGGACAAATGGTTTAAAGAAGGAGAATAATAATGGGACAATTATGGGTTACAAATTCTCTGGGTGGGTATATGAGCGCAAAGAACCTGACCAAAAAACTAAGGTATGCGCTTCAGCCGATGGTTAAATTTCGACAGTTCTGTGATGTGAAGGATGCAACTCACCAGGGGAAGAAAAAGGGAAGCACGTTTCATTGGGATGTGTTTTCAGATGTAGCGACTCAGGGTACTAACCTTACTGAAACAACGACTATCCCTGAAACAAACTTTACCATTACCCAAGGAACATTAACGATTGACGAACTGGGTAATGCCGTACCATATACCGGAAAACTTGACGCTCTTTCTGAGTTGCCGGTTACGGAGATAATTAACAAAGTTCTAAAGTATGATGCAGCAAAAGCATTTGATGATGCCGCAATGCAGCAGTTTAATGCCTGTTTGTTAAGAATTGTAAGCTCAAATACGACCGCTATAACCTTGACTACGGACGGAACTGCAACATCAACCAATAGCCTCGCTTTTCAAAAGGAGCATGTAGGCTTAATTGTGAACACCATGAAAGAGCGAAATATCCCGCCTTATTCAGGGGATGAGTATATGGCGCTCGCATGGCCTACAACTTTCGCAACCCTTGAAGACGATCTTGAGGCTATAAACATTTATGTAACCGAAGGATACCAAAAGGTTGTGAATGGCGAAAAGGGGAAGTATAGAAACATGCGGTTTGTAGAACAAACAAACATTGCCAAGGGAGGGGCGGCTGATTCAACGACATGGAATGCCTGGACTGCCGACGCATGGGATAATGCCCTTTCAGACCCGATTTATTTTTTTGGGAATGATACAGTTGCCGAAGCAATTGCCGTACCTGAAGAAATGAGAGGGAAAATACCCTCTGATTTTGGACGTAGTATGGGGGTGGCGTGGTATTACCTTGGTGGTTTTGGTATTGTTCATACTTCCGCTGCTAACTCAAGAATCCTCAAATGGGATAGCGCAAGCTAAGGAGGTGACAACATGAGTAATACATATGATGACAGTAAGTTCGGAGTTATAGAACGTCACTGGTTTGGGCTTCCCAAAACATGGGGCGGTGGAGCAGCTGGGGGGATTACGTTTAATGAGACCGAAGCAACGACAATTAAACGGTTCTACCCTAAAGGGCCGATTCAGATACAAAAACTTGGCGTTATAGCCCTTGCGACTCTAGGCAAAGGAGAACAAGCATTTAATTTAAAGATAGACGGCTCAACTACAATGAAAAGTATTGTAGCCTCAACGACTTCAGCTCCAGGCACGATAGCCTCGGTTGTGGTTGATGATGGACTTTCAGCCGGAAGTTATCTGTCTTTAATAGCCTCTACTAATGCATGTTCAACTGGAACCTGTGCTGTGTTTATTGATTTTAGACGCAAATATGATACCAGCAGATGGTCCCCGACAAGCTAACCTTAATGGGGGAGGGCAGTGTTTACTGCCCTCTTAAAAACAAAACTCCGTGAAAATAGTAATGCTCACAAGACATTGTTGTATAAGAGTAATCAAAGAAGCATTGCCCCTGATCTCTTTGGGTCATGAAGTACATTTAATAACAAATAAAATAACTCAATTTTCAGATTTATTTACAACGGTTACAGCCTATCAAGACGTAGACCAGTTATATAATGCCGTTAAGCTTCACGGGGATGCTGATATTTTTCATGCGCATAATGAGCCGTCATGGTTTGTTACAGTAGTTAAAGAAACACTTTCTAATGTACCGATTATCTTAGATATACATGATTCTCATGTTTTGAGAAGGACAGACGAAGAGTTGAGGGAAATAAACGATCCTGAATATTTTAGAATCAGCGTAGATGAAAGGAATAACTTTCAGTTGGCCGATGGGTTGGTTTATGTCTGCAACCCAATGGTTGATAAAGTAGGCGGTGAGTTTAAACTTGATCAACCATATATAGTTTTGCCTTCGTATGTCCCTGAAAGATTTTATAGGATTGATTTTTTACGATGGATCGGTGGATTGGTATACGAGGGAAGAATAGACTTGCCGGATGAATTGCCCAAAACATGGGATTTTTTCCAGTATTCCAACTATATAGACCTTGCCAAAAAAGCAAGGGAACTAGGAATTGATTTTCATGTTTATACTCCAAGACAAAATGAAAAGGTGTTAAAAGCATACAAAGATATAGCATATTTACAAACTCCACAAAAGCTTGACAGGCTTATTAAGTGCTTAGGCTCGCATGATTGGGGTCTTGTTGGAAATATATATCATTTTGAAGAGTGGGAAAATGCTTTACCAAACAAATTGTTTGAATATTTAGCGGGCTGTGTTCCTGTTGTGGCGATAAATGCTAGAGAATGCAGCAACCTTATTGATGAATACAAAATAGGCATCTCAGTTGAATCACTAGAGGAGCTTACCGAAAGGTGGAAAGAGCATAGAGAGGCGAGAAAGAATGTAATAAAATTCAGGAAAGAGTTTACAATGGAACGGCATATATCAAGTCTGGTTGAATTTTATAAAGGATTTATATGACTAAAGTGTTGTTATATTATCCGCCTTGGGGAAACAGGTGGATACCATACATAGAAAACGAGCTAAGTCAATATTATGATCTATTGGTTTTTACTCCTGATAGCAATGCATTAAACTTTGATCATCTTGCTCAAGCCTCTGAAAAAGCAGATATATTGTTTTCGATGTGGGGAGATAATATTCTTGGGTTTTGGACAAAGCACTTTCCTGATAAAAATATAATATCATATATAAGGAGATACGAGGTTTGGCAAGACTACACCTATAAAAACATAGACTTCAAAAAAGTAAATGCTCTTATTTTTGTGAGTGAGTATTATAAAGAAGAGTTTAAAAGACTTTTAAGGGCGGAGCCGCCTACGTCATACCTTATTCCAAACGGGATTGATCTTAACGAATGGAAAGTACGGCCTGAAAAGGCAGAAACCAACAAAATAGGAATGGCGTGTACTGTTAAAAATGTAAAGAACTTGCCCCTTGCAATGCAAATACTGATGGAGTTACCGGATAAATATACAATAGAACTGATAGGGACACCATTTGCAAGCCAAATAGCGGGACAGATATTTTCATATATAGACAACCTTGATACGAAAGGTAGGTTTATATATCAAGGCCATAAAGACTCTGGTGAGATTCAATCCTGGATGGAAGATAAAGACTTTATCTTGTCTACTTCGATTAACGAAGGGAACCCGAATAATATAATAGAGGGGATGGCGATGGGGATTAAACCTGTCATTCACAATTGGCCTGGAGCACTGGATCAGTTCCCAAAAGACCTGGTTTTTGATAAAATCAGTGAGGCCATAGCTATTTTTGAGGGGAAATATCAGCCTGATAAATATAGAAAGCATGTTGAAAATAATTATTCACTAGATAATTTTAAGAAGATACACGCCGTAATAGAGGACACACAATGCAAAAAATAGACACAAGTAGACCATATGGAGTTGTGCATGGGCTCTCTGATTATAAATTTGAACAAGATAATAAGAGGTTTGACCAAAATGGACATGAAATCGTCAAACATGAAACCAAGCCTGATAAAATGCAGGACTTTTTTGAGAGACTTGACATAGATGACTCAAGAAATGAGTGTTATGTCACAAAAAAAACAATCATGGGATTGTTGGAAAAATACGGTATACCATATAAGCCGGTTGAGAAAAAAGGCGAGATGGTACGGAAGCTAAAACAATATTATACGGACAATCATAATGTGGACGCTTGAAACGTCAAGAGGGAATGAAGCCAATAAAATAAAATATGAAATTGTGAACTATACCGGTGGGAGAGTCCTTGATCTTGGTTCAGGCCCATTTAAGCCTTACTCACATTTTATCAGCATGGATAATATGACGGAGTATGACAATAACGGGTGGCACCCTGATGTTTATGGAGATGCGGAAGACTTATCCTTATTCTCCAGCAACTCATTCGATGCAATATTTTCAAGCCACCTACTGGAACATATAGTGGACTATTCCTCCGCATTAAAGGAATGGTGGCGAACAATAAAAGTTAATGGTTATTTAGTTTTGTATTTACCACACAAAGAATACTATCCAAACATCGGAGAAAAAGGGTCTAACCCAGACCATAAACATGATTATATCCCAGACGATATTGTCGATGCAATGGTTGATTTGAGTGGGTGGAACCTGCTTGTCAATGAAAGCAGGAATAACGATAATGAATATTCTTTTTTGCAAGTGTACCAAAAGCGTAACGACCATAAGCATAGCTATCCATATAAGATGAAAAGACCCGTGAAGACATGCGCTGTTGTTCGATATGGCGGCTTTGGCGATTTAATTCAGGCATCCAGTATTTTACCAGGGTTAAAACGAGAAGGATATCACATTACTTTTTATACTACTCCATCTGGTAGAAATATTTTAAAAAATGACCCACATATAGATAGCTTTTTTGTTCAAGGGAAAGACCAGGTTCCAAACAATGAGTTGCCGTTGTTTTGGAATAAGCAAGCTGAAAAATATGATAAATTTATCAATTTGTCGGAATCCGTAGAGGGAACATTTCTTGCGATTCCCGGAAGAAGTCAACACACTTGGCCCTACAAATTAAGAAATGAAATGTTAAACAAGAATTACCTTGAATTTGCACACCTTATGGCGGATGTCCCATTTAAGGATGAACAGCGCTTCTATCCATCTAAGGATGAACTTAAATGCGCACAAAAACAAAAAGACGAGCTTGGAAGATGTGTTTTTTGGATACTTTCAGGATCGTCTGTTCATAAAACATGGCCTTATTTAGACCAGGCAATAGCAAGGATATTAATCACATATCCTGAAATCAAGATTATCCTTACAGGGGATGAGGTTTGTCAAATATTAGAAATGGGATGGGAGAAAGAGGAAAGAGTTATTAAAACATCCGGAAAATGGGGGATCAGACGATCCTTAACATTTGCTAAATTTGCAGACATTATAATAGGGCCTGAAACGGGCATCCTAAGTGCAGTGAGCAATTTGAGTATGCCTAAAATAATAATGCTGTCTCATTCATCCGTAGAAAACCTGACAAAACATTGGGTTAATACCGTATCATTAATGCCTATGGAATGTGATTGTTATCCATGTCATATGATGCACTATGGGTTTGACCACTGCCGCAGAGATTCAGAAACAGGTGTAGCGAAATGTCAGGCAAACATATCTATCGACCAATTTATGGAAGGATTTAATAGGCTAACGAGGTAAAAAATGGCTGGTTCAGGAACAGGGACAGTTGTAACAACACCGACATCCGATACGGATATTACTTACACTGGAACTAACATAATAAAAGCTGCATTGCGATGTTTAGGAGTAGTCGCACCCGGAGAAACACCAGAGCCAAGCGAGATAACAGATGCACTAGAAGCGTTAAATATGATTCTAAAGCAATGGCAAGGGCCTCCAAGTTATTTTTTGCAAGGGCTAAAGGTATGGGCCAACGAAAGGGCAAGCCTGACGCTTACAGCAGCAAACAGTTTTACATTTCACAGCGCAGGCGGAGCTGACCTAGCGATAGACCCACCGGAAGAAATATTGTTTGCATATCGTAGGAATACAGACAATATTGATTCTACCCTTTCAAAAATGCTGCTATCTGAATATGAAGCAATAAGCAATAAATCAGCAGTTGGAACACCTACAAAATATTATTATGAAAAAGAACTTACCCAGGGAGTGTTTTTTCTTAATTATGTCCCGGCTGACATTACTGATACTATAGAAATAACATACAGACGCCCGTTAGAAAAATTTTCCGCAGGCTCGGATTCCTTTGATTTGCCGCAACATTGGTTTAGGGCTGTAAAATGGAATTTAGCCCTTGAGGTGGGCGGGGAATACGGTAAAGACATAAGCCAAGTATTGCCGTTAGCGAAAGAATCATTAACAATAGCGCAATCTTTTTATCCTGAAACATCGGTAGATTATTTTCAACCAGGATTAGATTAATGAAATTCGACTTTATATCAGCAACGCCTGGGCCGGAAGGCCGATATCCTCAAAATCTGTTCTTTCATCCTGAGCAGATAGATGGGAAGCCTGCATTGATCGGTACACCCGGATTAATACAGTTTTCCGATCCGTCAAACGAAAGCGAGGTCAGGGGCGGGATATGCGTGGGTAGTTATAGTTATGTGGTATGTGGAAATACTTTTTACAAGGTAGATTCAGCGGGCACGGCTACAAGCAAGGGAACGATAAACAGCAACTCAGGCAAAGCGTGGATGGAATATAACGGCTCTCAGATTATGATAGTGGGTGGAACCGGCGGGTGGGTATATGATGTATCTGCCGATACCCTGACGCAAATTACAGCAGATGGGTTCCCCGGGGCAAGCTCTCTTGCATATCAAGACACATATGGAATCGTTGTTCGTCCAAACACAAATGAAATATATATATCAGATGAACTGGACTTCACCACATGGGATGCGCTGGACTATGCGCCTATAAATAGTATAGATAAGCTTGTCGCTGTGTATTCGGCGCATGATGAGCTTTGGTGTTTTGGAAAAGACAGGATAGAGGTTCGATATAACTCAGGCGCAACCTTTCCTTATGATCCTATTCCTGGGGGTCAAATAGAAACCGGACTTGGGGCGGCAGCTTCACTTGCGATGCTGGATAATCGACTATTCTGGCTGGACAACCAAAATTCTATCAGAATGGCTGAAGGACATACTGGAACTGTAATATCAACTCCTGAAATAAATAATCTGATTTCTCAACATCCGAATGATGATGCCATTGGATACGGATTTATCATAAGCGGTAATCCCTTTTATGTTATCTGCTTCCCATCATGGAATAAAACCCTGATGTATAATGTTTCTACAAACAAGTGGAACTATTGGAGCAGCTCACCATATGACAGCCGACACAGATCGAATTGCTATATTGATTTTAACGGCAGGCATATTGTCGGAGATTACGAAAACGGGTTACTTTATGAAGTTGACTTCGATACATATACTGACAATGGAACCAATATAAGAAGAGTAAAAACATCTCCTTCTATCAGGGGAGAGCACTATGAAAATATATTTTACCATGAATTGGGCGTATTGTTTAAGCATGGTACAGGATTAACGGATAATGTAGACCCCCAAGCTATGCTCAGATGGTCTGATGATATGCTTAGAACGTGGTCTAACGAACACTGGAGGGGTATAGGTAAGATAGGTGAATATAAAGACCGTGCTATATGGCACAGAATGGGAAGAAGCAGAGACAGGTGTTACGAGCTTGTAATAACCGATCCTGTTGAGGTTGTTATCAGGGATGCCTGGTTAAAAGCTGAAAAAGGGTTTGCATAATGGCAAAGATAAACAAACCTCCCTTTAGGTCGATAATTAAAGGCGTATTATGGCCTAAAGAATGGACATTATGGCTTACCAAAGCATACAGCTCAATCAATGATTTTGATACCACTATAACGATCAATATTGTAAGTATTGCCTTAAAGGCCAACAAGGTTATAGGTGCAGTAGCCGGGAACCTTGCAGGACTAGACGCTGATGGAGATTTGACGGATAGCGGGAAGGTTCCACCAACGGGAGATATTGTAGGGACAACGGATATACAGACACTTACGGATAAAACACTTACTCAACCCACCTTAACGGAACCCACAATAGCGGATTTTACGAATGCCACCCATGATCATTTATCCGATGCCGGTGGGGGAGACATATTAGACAAAGTTGTATGCTATGAAAATGGCATTGTATGTTATGAAAATAATATTGTAACGAGGACTTAATCTTATGGCTACTGATCTCAAAGATTACTCAATCGCCTTACTTGGGTCTGTTTCAATAAACGCACAGACGCTTACAAAGCAGACTATCTATACAGTGCCAACAGGAAAAACTCTTATCCCATTTGGCGTACAGATAAGAACACCATCCGCCACGCTTGCCGGAATGACTGATATGGATATCGGAGGAAATGCCGGTGCAGATGACTGGTTACAGCAAGTATCTCTTGACTCATATACCGCTACTACGGATTACGGTTTAATAGTTCAACCTGAACAGGCGGCAGGACCTCCGATAGTTCCGACAAAAAAGACCGAATATGCGGCAGGAACGGCTTTTGGTGTGCTTATCAATACAGGGTCTACGGGTGCGGCTACTTTTGTAGCTGATTTGTTCGGATATATATATTAAGGAGAGAATATCATGTGGGGAGAAATAGCAGCAATAGCAGGAACGTCAATTTTTAGCGGTATAATGGGCGACAAGGCTGCAAAATCAGAGGAGAGAGCAGCAGGGAAGGCCGCCGATCTTCAATGGAAAATGTATCAACAGGGCAGGGAAGACCTTGCGCCGTGGAGAGAAGCCGGGATATATGGCCTTAATGCCTTGACGGGTGAAATGGAATATGGCATGTCGATGCCCCGCAGAGAAGATTTTATGACAAAGCCCTCCATGACGTATGACTTTTCGGACTTTTCAGCAGGGCCACAAGGAATACCCGGAACGCCGACATTTGATGAAGCAGCTTATAACGATGCCATGGATAAATATTATGCCTCCGGGGAAAGAACCGGAGGGCTGCTTGAAGGCCCCGGAGAATTTACCGAAGATCCTGGGTATCAATTCAGGCTATCGCAGGGTGTAAATGCCCTAGACCGAAGTGCAGCCTCCCGTGGCAGTGTCGGTGGAGGGGCGCACAAGAAAGCTTTGCTTGAGTATGGTCAAGGGCTTGGCTCACAAGAATACCAAAATTTCCTGAATCGTTATTATGAGTCCCTCAATCCTTATTTTAGCCTTGCAGGCATGGGCCAGGTTTCAGCAGGACAGGGTGCTAGCATGGGAACACAAACGGGACAATTAATGGGCCAAAACTATTTAGCCGGAGGAAGAGCCAAGGCAGGCGGCTATGCTAATTGGGCGAATGCTTTAAATTCTGGTATGGAAAATTATATTAGTATGGGTGGTGGTTTCGGTGGAGGCGGAGGTTCCGTTAATCCCACCCCTGAGCTACCCTGGTATGGGAGGGATTAACAATGCCTGTCGCTACAAGTATAAAATATCCTGACTTCGGAAACGCATTGCTTAAAGCTGAACAGATTAAGGCTTTCAGGCGTGAACCTGGAAGATATGCAGCTGAACGAGGCTATAAGGAAAGAGACTTAACTCAAAGGCGAAATGCCTTGCTTGCTGAACGTGAAAGAGCAACAACCAAAGAACAAGGTGAGTTGTCCGAAAAGTTTCACGAGGAAGCCGAACGTGCTATTGCTACTATAGACTTTAATTCTCCCAATGCACAGGGAGAGTATAACTCGATGATACAATATTTTGAAAGGAAGTATGGAAAGGAAGTAACCGGAGAACCTCTTCCCATATCTCAAGCATTTCAATTACAGCCGATGTTAAGAGAGAAGATAATGGGGACGGAGCAACGCACTCAGGCGGGGAAACTTAGGCTGGAAGAGAAAAAACAAACAGGCAGGGTTTCTCTTCAAACACAGGAAGACGTTGCGGCAATGGAGCGAGAAAAGGTAAAGAGTAGGGCAAAAACCGTGAATGCAAAGGGCAAAACCATTGATATGTATAAAGAAATAGATGGTAAATGGTATGAAAGTAAAGTACCCATTAATGAAAAGCTAGAAAAAACACAAGCAGGATGGGGTATTGTACGTCCAACCTTTAAGCCTGAAACCAAAAAGACAACATCTGAGACAGAGAAAAGACAAAGAGCGAAAGACGTAAAAAAGGCTGAAGACGTAATACTCAATCCTGACAACAAGGAAAACCCACGATTAAAAACAGAAATAGATTTTTTCAATAAATATTCAGATAAACCATATATATATGTGTGGAAGGAAGAAGTTAAAGGCAGATGGAATGATATAGAAGCTCATGTGGAGAAAATAGACATATCAACCCCTGAAAAAATTCGAGATGCAGATATCCCACGAGAAAAGAAAATTGAACTATTAAAATCAAGGTTTGGATTTGAATAATGAACGCTGAAGCCTTTCTTAATGTAAAAGCCCCTAAACAGGGATCAGCCGAAGACTTTCTTGCCCCCAAGCAAGGGATCACAAAAAAAGAACCCCCACCAGTACCTTTGGGCTTACTCGAACAACAAGCAATGGGAAAAGAAATAATCCCATCTATGGATATGGCAGCAAAAGAAGGCCCCGGAGGTAAGGCTGTTGGCTGGCTTGGGGAGCAATTAATAGGTGGAATAGATGCAACCCTGGCTTTAGGCACAGGTATGGCACTATGGCCGTTTTCTAAAATGTATGGATTAATGGCTCTGCCCTTTGGTGCAGAGGTGGCAAAAATGGCTGAAAATGAAATAGCAAGCCTGGGATATGAACCACGCACCAAAGAAGGCCAAGAAGCAGTGGAAGCAGTCGGGAAAGGATTTGAACTATTTCTGAAGCCTGCACACATGGCAGGTGAAGCAGCGTCAAAAATAAGTCCACGGCTAGGATATTTAGTTGAACTAGGTGGAGAGCTTGCAGAGTTCGCAATTACTCATGGTGGGGTTAAAGGAATAAAGGGGAGGCCGAAAAAACCTAAAGTAACCGAAAAGGGAGAGGCTGAGATAGCAAGAAAGTTTGAAATAAGTGAGAAATTAAAAGAAAAAAAAGGACGTTTACCATTAAAAACATTATCACAAGCAGAAAAAAGGATTGGGGATAAGTCTGGCACTGGAATGCCCCTAGTAAAACCTCGTGAAATGGAGCCTGGATATACGTACAAACCTAAGCCATTAGACATTGAGCCCTTGAAGGGCGCACCAGGAGTTGAAAAAACCACAGTTCAACACAAAGCTGACGTAATTAAAGAACGCTGGGGCGCAAGGGTTGAAAGGGCAAAAGAGGCAGTAAGACAACAAACTGATGAAACCAAGCCTATGCCTTTAGTAAAACCTAAAAAACTTAAGCCTGGATATAAGTACAAGCCTGCGCCGTTGGATATAAAACTCTTAGAAGGTGCTCCAGGAGTTGAAAAGACTACTGTTCGGCATAAAAGGGACGTTCTTATGGAATCTGATGCTATGAGAAGAGAGAAGCTGATAGATCAGATGATGATTGAACGTCCCGAAACAAGGCCAATACCCTTAACAAAACCTCAAGAACTTAAAACTGGATATACGTATAAGCCTAAAAGATTAGTAAAAAAACCATCAGGAGAAGTAAGTCTTGAAACAAGTGGTTTCCAACATGCTTATGAATCTTTAGTTAAAAACCTCAAAAAAGAAAAAAAGAGAGGGCGAATACTTACAAGGGAAGATATAAAGATATTCGATGAAGGTAGGGTTGTTAAACAAAGAAGGTGGAAAAGTAATGGAATAGCAATGAAAGCTCCTCCAATATATGAAGCGGAGATGAAAATCATAAAGACTCTTCCTGAATTAAGAAAAAAACCTTTGGGGGGCTGGATAGAAAACGCTATACGAACCTTTGAAGAGCTGGGAGTGGACGCAAAAGAATTGTTTTATAGGCCAATGAAACAGGCAGAGCATAGGGTGGCACTAGAAAGAAAGGCAACACATTTAAAAATAAATAAATTGAAGGCAGGGCTTGCGTTAAAATCAAGAAAAAGAATAGGTGCATATGCCATATCACAACAAAAACGTGGCGTGGATATTTTGTCAGAGATGGGGATAACAACCCCAGAACTTACCCCAAAAGAGACGAAGGTTTATAAAGTATTGAGAAATGAATTTGAGGAATATTACAAGAGACTCAATAATGCTAGAATGCTATCAGGGAAAGACCCGTTTCCAAAAACCAAGAACTATTTTACTTTTTTTAGAAACATAGGCTTACTTGAGGAAATGGGTTTTAATCCTGTTTTTACAAAGGGGGCTGCGCTTCAAAAACAATTTATACACTTAAAAACAACTCCTTTTCGATTTGCTAAACATAGAGCAAAAACGGGAGTCCTCCCTGTCGAAATAGATGCTTTTAGAATATTCGAGAAATATGCAGCGCCGGCAATAAAGCATATTCATTTATCTCCAACCATTGCTAAAGGACGAGAGTTCTTGTTAACCTTTCAAGATAAAAAAGGTAAATGGATTTTAAAGGATGAAAAGCCCTTGACAGCAAAATTTTTGACAGACTGGTTAGATTTTCAGGCAGGGCAAAAAACCCCCTCCGTTCTTCCCTTGCCAATAGAAAAAATGTTGATGAAGATAAATAAAAACTTAACATTTTCTATACTTTCGGGAATGATAAGATCAGCACTTATTCAACCCTCTGCAATAAGAAATACAATAGTTGAAATAGGCCCAAAGTATACATGGGAAGGTATCCAGTCTCTTTTTAAAACGAAATCCAGGGACTTTGCTATGGAGAAATCACAAGTATTGCTTTCCAGGGATTATGATATTGCTGTGCATGATGCTATGGAGGCTGTCAGATTAGGGCGAATTGGGAATATAAAAGAAGTAACAGCCAAACTAGGATTAAAACCCTTACAAATATTAGACATAGAAACCGCAAAAGCTACCTGGACAGGAGCTTACCAAATGGCAACCAAAGAGATGAAATACACTGAAAGAAAAGCGGTAAATTATGCAGATGATGTTGTAACAAAAACACAGGCTTCCGCTTCCCCAAGTGATATTTCTCCGATACAAAGGTCTGCACTTGGGAAATCAATATCTCTTTTTCAGACTTTCGTTATTAACGAGTGGGGGTTTTTAACAAAGGATGTTCTAGGTATTAAAAATGCTAAAATGAACAACAAAACGATTTTTAAAAAAGCAATCGGATTTATTGTTGGAACTACTCTTGTAAATATGTTTTATGAAGATATTTTAAAGATAAACTCACCTTATCCAAGTCCTATAAAAGCATACCAGGAAAAAGAAGGTATTTCTTCCGTGATAAGTGCAGCAAAAGAACTGGCTGAACAAATACCGATAGTGGGGGGCGGGCTAAGATATGGGAAGGGTATCACCGGGGCTGGTTCTGAAATAGTGAGAGATGTAATTGGTGGGAAAAAACCTATCGAAGCTATAATAAAACTTATGGGAATCCCCGGAACTACACAGGTAATAAAAACCATGAAGGCCAGGAAAAGAGGGGAATCTATTCCAGGTCAACTACTAGGGCAATATACCAAAAAGAAAAAAACCGGAAGACTTTCAGGCGGCCTACAACCATGAAACTAACAAAGGAGCAACCATAATGGCAACTCTATGTCCATACCCATTATTCAAAGCATTCGATTCCAGCGATGTCTCGCTAACCGGTGGAAAGGTTAATTTTTACGAACCCGGTTTGGGCGTAAGAAAAGATACCTACACAACCCCAGCTGGGACTACAGAAAACACAAACCCTGTAATACTGGATTCACGGGGTGAGGCGGACATATACCTCAACGGTTCGTATAAAGTAGTCCTCACAGATTCAGATGATAATGTAATATGGACGAAAGACCCTGTTTCAGGTATCAGCACCGAATATCAACAGAATGCTTATTATGTGGATGATACCGTTGCAGATCAGGGAGCGGCAACCACGGAAGGGAACAGGTCTATAAAAGACTTTGTTGACGATATCGGTAGCACTTCTATCGGGTCGATTATATGTAGGCGTGGAACATCGGGGAATAGCACAACCTATACCCTAACAACTTCAGAGACAATTCCAGACAATATAATGTTCATTATGGAGCCCGGTGCAATCATCTCAGACGGCGGAGGGGCTGCAAACCTCGTCATAGGAAAGATGGACCCGGTTACATATAAAGTGTTCGACTGGACAGGAAGCGGTGCTCCTACCTTCAGCGATGGGGCAATTCCCTATGTTTATCCTGAAATGTTTGGTGGGGCCTCAGACGGCGATTATACGGCAGGCACGGGGACTGACAACACAACACCCTTTGCTCAGGCAATAGCCTCCGGGGCCAAAAAAATAATGCTGCTTGTCGGTGAATATAAAGGCAATATTATTCTTGATAGCGACCTTATCCTTGAAGGTATCGGCCAAGGAGATACCATTCTATTCCCTGCTACTGATGATGCAGTGATAAAAACCTTGCTTACTGATAATACCGTGAGGGTTGTCTTTAAAAACTTTCGCATAGACGGAACCTTTGCTAAAGCTACTTTTACTACCTCTGATGGCATCCGACTTGGAGCGACAACCGCAGATAAGTTTGTAGATACCATTCGCTTTGAAAACGTTCGCATAGACGACATGGGCCGATATGGTCTATATTGTTTTGGTGACACAAACAATTTCGTACAAGACCTATATGCAGATCAATTAAAGATATATGACTGCACAAAAGCGGGGCTATATGTTTCCGGTCATGTGCTTGAGTTTTTATTCAATGCGTCATGGTTTGCCAGAAATGGTGACGCTTCTAATCCTAGTGTTGAGTTTGTCCTTGATACAAAAAGAGCGAATAGGATAAACTTTACTAGCTGTAGATTCAATCATGCGGACTATTCCACAACTGGCACGGCAGCCAAGTTCCAGGCCGTAGATCAGCTATCCTTTAAAAACTGTGACTTTGAAGAAGCTGATATTATGCTTCACGTTCTTCACAGTTTGAGCAGAGGGCTAGGCGTAAAAGAGTGTAACTTTGCTTCAACCGGAAATGTTACAAAGGCTATTTACCTTCAGGATATTAATGGTGCTGAAATTGGCACCAGTGTTTTTGCTTCTACCGGAACAATGACAACCGGCATCTTGGGTGATTCTGCAATAAACAGATTAAGGAATATTAAAATTGATGCTACAAATGTTTATTCAAACGTAACTACCCCAGTAGACATTACCAACAATACCACCATAGACACGGGCAAAATATACGCATATCAGGACTACATGCGGGTTAATACTGAGGCTTCAGCAGCCACAGACAATCTAGACTATATTTATGATTCAAGTGGGAGTGATGTAGTTACCGGCTTACAGCATGGGCAGGAAGTAACAATAAGGCCGTTTAATACAGCACGGTCAGTAGTCATTACCAATGACGGAAATATAGTAACAGCTACCGGGTATAGCGTGTCCCTCGATACGGATGAGTCTACATTTACTTGCAAGTGGGACAATACACTCTCTAAGTGGGTGCAGGTAAGCGGCTTTACCGGATATGAAGAATCAATCACGGCAGATGGTGGAACCTTAGCCGCATACGGTACGTCAGTATTAGATTCAACATCAAACAAGGTTGACTCAACCCTTCCGAGTGCTACGGTAATCGGCACAATGAAGGTTATCGTAATGAGTGAATCCTCAAACTCGTCAACCGTCTCTATCACTAACCATGAGACTAGCGATCCAGAAGTGGCTACCTTCAACGCTGTTGATGAGACGTGGATAGGGATGTGGACTGGAACTGAGTGGGTGACTGTTTACGCAACTTGTACTTTCTTGTAACGGTTAGCTGACTTTCACCGGGTTTTTTCGGTGTAAAGTCAAGCGGTTGGTTATGCTTTCATCTGATTCAACTTCATTGCCCCAAGTGGCCCAGCCCCGCCTTGCTTTTCGAGCAAATATATCGATTTTATTTTCGCCTAAAACTGATATCATATCGTAAAATTTATCGGGTTTTTGAGAATGTTTTATGTTCTCTGCAGAAAAACCCAAGGGAATCAGGGGGCGTTTTGGCCATA